TGGTAAAACTTTCACCTTTTTGGCCTGTCAAGCGTTCACACACCAGCTGCGCCATGTAATTGTCACGGGTTGCTGAATAACCTGTTTTGGTCTTGGCAATCACATCGGCCACACGGGATGCGGTGACCTTACCAATTCGAGCTTCAAACCATGCGTCTGAGCGTTGTTCAATCATTTCAATCATAGTGGTGCATCCTCATAGTTATCAGGGTTGAACTTGGGGCGCTTTGTCCCCTTGTCCTGTGGGTTTGGGAATGGTGGGAAAGGCCACATTACTGTTGTATCCTTGCTTTTGCTTTGTCTTTAGCGGCAATAACTTTTAATTGCCAAACTTTGTTGTTATCACAAGCCGCATAAGCTACGTTGTAAGCAATCTTTAAATTATCTACTGTGGTTGCTGACTCAATAGCCGCAAACAAATCTGTCATGCTGTCTGGGTCAATGGTTGTTGGTGCAACATCATGGGTGTAAGCATCAGCGTCATTGTCACCCTCTGTAGGAATGGCAAACGCTTGAAATGCGGCATATTTGTAAGCGGCACTCATGGCTTTATTGGTTGCTTTGTCTCCGCTATCCATTGCCTCACCAAAGGTTTTAACGGTATGTTTAGAGCCATCTTCTGCGCTTACAAAGTCAAACTCTGCCTCCACAACCACATAAAATAGATTGCCGCCCTTGGCGCTCATTCTGTCGGTACATTCACGGGTAAGCATACGGGGCAAAATACACAAGCCATGTTTTGCCAACAATGGGCTGATTGCGTTATAAACATCATCAATCCCTCGAAATTTGTATCCAGAGCCTTGAGAGTTCACACGGTCTTTAGAAATGCCAATCTTGGCTAAGTCTGATTGGATTGCGTTAATAGCTTGATAAACTTTCATGATTCTTCCTTTAAATAAGCCGTAAGGCGTTTGATTCGGTCTGAGTGATAGTCACCCATGCGCTTTGCATATTCCTGAGCGCTGAGTGCCTCTAATAGTTTGCGTTGTGCCATTTCAAGTTCTTTGGCTGCTAACTCTTTTGCTGATGGCAAGCGAAAATAATCTTTGATGTGGTCAATCATGTTTAACCTCTCCAAGCCAGCATTACGCCAATACCGCCAAAGATAATGATGGCCAGCGCCCACTCAACAAGGGTTTGAATAATCTTAGATTTCATTTTGTTCCTTTAGCATACGAGAGTGGTGAATCTTGGTTTCAGACATGATGTGTTGAAATTCGGCTAAAGGCAGATCACAAGAAATGTCATCACCTTTTAAGTTAAAGACAAACACATCGTAGATTTCCGCTGAGTTGTGGTCATGCGGCATATTGATTTCTGCGGGGTAGTAGTCATAGCCGACTTTGACGTTTTCAAGCGTTGTGCCGTTGTCGTAAGACACAACCTCATCAAAGTGGTATTGGAGTTTGTAGTCAATCATGCATCGTCCTTAAAAGTCCCTTATGCGTTGTGCTAGGGCATGAGTGGACTATAACTTACCTTATATAACCAAGTCAACTGTAAGGTTATTAGCTAACTAATATACAATCTGCCTTATGGATAAAAACAAGTTTATTGCACTAGCTGGCTCACAGAGTGATCTAGCCAAATTGTTAGGCATTAGCCAGGCGGCTGTGTCTCAATGGAAAACTGTGCCTCAAGGAAGAATTTGGCAATTAAAGTTGTTGCGTCCAGATTGGTTTTTGGATTAAGATTGTTTGAAACACGGCTAGGTTGGGATTGATCCCCCAACTGAAAAGAGAATAGACCCCTCCTGCCGAAGTTTCTTTTAGGGTCTGTTTGGGTCTAACAAAATGCACTATTACCAATTTAATATTGGTGACTATCACAGTCACACTTTGCACCTTTCCGAAATGGAAGATTTAGCCTACAGGCGTTTGCTTGATTGGTACTATCTTCACGAAACGCCAATACCACTTGAAATAAACGAAGTTGCAAGACAAATTCGTATGCGTTCGCATACCAATTGCATTGCGAATGTATTGCTAGAATATTTTGAGCGCATAGCGAATGGATGGGTTCACCACAGGGCTAATAAAGAGATTGCTAAGGCGGGCGATAAGAGTGAAAAAGCAAGCGCAAGTGCTAAAGCCAGATGGGGTAAGAAGGATGCGAACGCATTGCAAACGCAATCCGAAGGCAATGCTACACATAACCCATTACACATAACACAAGACACAGAACACATAACCCAAGATTTAGATGCTTACGCATCTTTGTCGTCAACAGAGTTGCCCGACTGCCCGCACAAAGAAATTCTTATTCTTTACAAAAAGCATTTATCAAATCTTTCGCAGCCTAGAGTTTGGGAAGGGTCACGCCAAGCAAACCTTAGACAACGCTGGAAGCAAGCTGCTAAATCATCAAATTATTCGCCTGAAGGTTATAAAACTTTGGAATCTGGCCTTAAATGGTGGGATTCATTTTTTGCCTACATTGCTAATGACACTAAATTGGCAACTGGTTTCCAGACCAAAGACAGAACATGGTTGCCTGACCTTGAGTGGATAGTTAACGCTACAAATTTTGCAAAAATTATTGATGGGAAATATGCCAAATGACATTCGCTAAACCAACTAAATTTGAAATTCCTGATGACCGCAACACCAGCCTTTGCTCTGTGCCTGGTTGCACAAACCTTTGGTCAGTCAAAATTGACGCACCGAAATGTTCATTTCACCAATGGAATACTGCATACAAACCAAAGTCAAAAGCGCTGCCAGAGTTAAAGGCCAAGACCGTGACGCAATGGTATGACGAGCAACAAGCCGAGGATGAATTCTGATGAAAGTAGAAATTGGAAACGCAACCCTTTATTTGGGTGATTGCATGGACATCCTGCCAACATTAGACAAAGTTGATGCTGTCATAACTGACCCGCCTTATGGCATCAATGAGAACAGCAAAAAGGTTGCAAGCCGTGGCAACATGGCTGCGCCTAAAGATTACGGTGATTTTGATTGGGACAAAGCACCTCCGCCTGATGAACTAATTGAACTTATACGCACAAAAGGTAAATATCAAGCCTTTTTTGGCGGTAACTATTTCACACTACCTCCAACATCATGTTGGTTAGTTTGGGACAAGCTAAATGGTGACAATGATTTTGCTGATTGTGAACTAGCCTGGACAAATTGGCCTAAAGCTGTAAGGCGTTTGCAATGGCGTTGGAATGGCATGATTCGTCAAGGCAATGAAGAGCGTTTTCACCCTACACAAAAACCACTTGAGGTCATGAAATGGGTCATTGATCTTTGCCCTGTTTCAAACACAATTCTTGACCCATTCATGGGAAGCGGTACAACTGGTGTGGCTGCGATTCAAATGGGTCGTAAGTTTGTAGGAATTGAACGTGACGAGAAATATTTTGAAATTGCGTGCAAGCGCATAAAACAAGCCATATTACAACCACAATTATTTGAGCCAGAGCCTGTAAAGCAAATACAGGAGGCAATGTTTTGACGCACCATGAAGCAAACAAAATCCTTGATCGGGTCAGAGAAGGCCAACAATTTAGCCACTTTGTCATCACAAGAGCGCTTGAACTTACGGGAGACTATGAACCAAACGGAAGCAATGGAATGGATCAGGCGCTACCGCAAGAAAGCGCTAGAGGAAGGGCGGGGGGAAGCCCAATATTGGTGGCAACAAACCCTAGCGGACATTGCCAAGAAACGTGGCCAAGCGGCTGCCGATGACTTACGCAAGCGCATGAATGAAGAGAAAGACAAAAAATGATTCAAATAATGTTCACGGTTTACGGGCATCCCGTAGCCAAAGGCAGACCAAGGTTTTCCACAAGGGGAAAGTTTCCCGTTGCTTACACCCCTGAAAAGACAAAAACTTATGAATCCGAAGTTGGAATGATGGCAAAGGTTGCAATGGGTGCGTCAAAAGCCTTAGAAGGGGCATTAGAGGCGTTTATTTACGTTACCTTTCCTATCCCCCCCTCTTATTCCAAAAAACGCACTGAGGCTTGTTTAAACGATTCTGAAAAACACACCAAACGCCCCGATTTGGATAACGTAATCAAGAGCGTCATTGATGGCATGGACAAAATTGTGTTTGACAACGATTCGCAAATTACATCCATACACGCCACAAAGGTTTACGGAAAAGTGGCAAAGGTTGAAGTTATGGTGAGGCAATCATGAACATAACCCTTTATTCACCCGAGCAAGCCCATATTGTCCTAAAAGACTTGTGGCCAAAAATCAAAGAAACATTGCAAACGGGCAAAAAATTACGGTTGGAAGTTAAGCGATCCACTCGCAGTTCAGACCAAAACGCCATGTTTCACAGTTTGATTGACTTGATTGCCAAACAAATGAAGGCAGCTGGGTCAGCCTGGTCATCAGACGATTGGAAGCGCCTTTTAATTGACCAATGGGCGCATGAAACAGGGCGCAAGATTGGCAAGGTTGCACCGAGCCTAGACGGGGAAAGAGTTGTTCAGCTAG